CGGCGCTCGAAGGACTCAGATAACACGATTTTGCACAAAACGTTTCCAGGCGGTCACTTAACGGTCGCCGGGGCAAATTCAGCGGCAAGTTTGGCATCTCGCCCGATCCGCGTTTGCCTAGCAGACGAGGTTGACCGTTACCCGATATCGGTCGGCTCGGAAGGCGACCCGTTATCGCTTGCGTTTCGGCGCACAACGACATTTACAAATCGAAAGCGGTACGTTTGCTCAACGCCGACCATCGCGGGGATCTCGCGCATTGAGGCGGCATTCGAGGAATCGGACAAGCGGCGGTATTTTGTGCCATGTCCGCACTGCGAGACGATGCAGACCCTAAAGTGGGCCAATGTGAAATGGCCGGATGGCGAGCCGGGAGCTGCTGTATACGCATGTGATGAATGCGGTAGCGTAATCGAGGACGCGCACAAACCAGTCATGCTCCGAAAGGGCGAGTGGCGTGCCGAGTGCGAATCGCACGGTGTCGCCGGTTTCCACATTAACGAGCTGTATTCGCCCTGGTCGAAGTTCAGCGACATGGCGATTGCTTTTGTTGAAGCCAAAAAATCGCCCGAACTTCTGAAGACCTGGGTCAACTGTTCGCTCGGTGAGGTATGGCAAGAAAGCGGCGATGAAATCGAGCCGCACGAGATCATGGCGCGTGCAGAAAACTACGACACGGTGCCGCACGATGCTTTGATCCTGACGGCGGCTTGCGATGTCCAGGGCGACCGATTAGAGGTCGAAACGAAAGCGTGGGGGCTGGACGAGGAGTCATGGAGTATCGATCACCAGATATTCTACGGCGATCCCGGCAAATCAGAAATATGGCGGCAGCTCGAGGATTATCGAAAACAAACGTTTGAACGCAGCGACGGCCAATTATTGCGAATCAATACGCTGGTAATCGACAGCGGTGGTCATTACACGACGCAGGTTTATCGCTTTTGTCAGGGCAAGACTGCGGAGCGTGTTCACGCTATCAAGGGCGTCGGCGGCGTCGGCAGACCCATCATCGGGCGACCGACAAAAGCCAACAAATTAAATGTGCCGGTGTGGCCGGTCGGAGTCGACACTGCCAGAGAATTATATTTCGGTCGATTGCGTATCGATCAGGCAGGGCCGGGTTATTGCCATTTTCCCTCTCATTACGACACTGAGTGGTTTGAGCAGCTCACGGCCGAGAAGCGTGTCGAACGCATGGTGCGCGGTCAGAAAACGCATGTATGGAAAAAGATTAGGCGCAGGAATGAGGCGTGGGATTTAGGCGTTTATAACGTCGCAGCATTTGACCTTTTGAATCCAAACCTTCCGGCGATATCGGATCGAATGGCAGTAGCCGACGATCCAGAACCAAAAACCGAAACTCGGCGACCACCGAAACGCTCAAGCTCTTGGGTAAAGCGTAAACGTGGCGGCGGGTTCGTCACGAATTGGAAGAAATGATGGCAGTACCTATTCCGTACCGAGAACCCGAATTTTTCTACGCTGGCGAGACGCTTAAATTCAAACTGAACTTGAGCGACTATGACGCGGCGGACTGGACAATTACTTATTCGCTCGTCAAAGAAGGCACGCGAATTCAATTTTCCGGCAGTGCCGACAACGGCGATCACCTGATAAACGTCGACGAGGCCGTGACCGCAGCATATTCAGTTGGTACCTACAATTATGTTGGCAGGGTCACTGACGGAGTGGATATTTTTCAGGCGCGTCGCGGCCAGATCGAGATTCGCACTAATTTTGCCGCCGCATCCAGTGGCTCGGATGCTAGGACGCATGTCAAAAAGGTGCTTGATGCACTCGAGGCAATGATTGAAGGCAAGGCGACCAAAGATCAACTGTCTTATTCAATCCAGGGGCGCTCGCTGAGTCGTTTATCGCCAGCGGATGTCATCCAGTTCCACAATCACTACAAATCACTGTACCGCGACGAACTTGCAGCGGAGCGAGTGTCCCGCGATGTGGGTTCACGCAATAAAATCCTTGTGAGGTTCGGCTGATGGCGGTTCTCGACAGATTTGCCAAGCGTTTCGGCTATACGAAGGTCAGGCCGCGTCGTCCGATGATGAAAAGGTCGTTTGATGGCGGAAAGATCACCAGAATCCTCACCGGATCTGGCCTTTCCGGGGAGAACATCAACAATGACCTCGAAACGCATCTCAATACCTTAACTCAGCGCGCCCGTCACCTCTCAAAAAACGATGATTATGTGCGTCGCTTTCTTCAACTGGTTAAGCAAAACGTCGTCGGTCATCACGGTCTTGTTTTGCGCGCTCAGATCATCGATGACAACAGAACAGCCGACACGCGCGCGAACGAGGCCATCGAGGCGGCGTTTAAAGAATGGGGAATGAATGGTTCGCCGGACGTTACCGGCAAATTGTCATGGATTGAGCTGCAAAACCTCGCGATTGAACACATTGCTCGCGACGGTGAGTTTCTCGCGAAGAAAATCACGAGCAGCGAAGGAATCAAGCTCCAAGTGCTCGATCCGATGTATCTGGACGCTAGCGTTTCGCTGAAAGCCAAAAATAAGCAGAACGCCATCATCCTCGGCGTGGAGATCGACCAAAATTATAAGCCGGTCGCCTATCACTTTCGTGTAAATGGCGCGGCGGCTACATGGCGTTATCAGGGTAAGGCTCTGCAGCGAATACCGGCAAATGAAATCATTCATATATTTAGACCAAGTTTTGCCGAGCAAGTGCGGGGCTTTACCCCTATGGCGTCTGCCATTTCTCGATTGTCAATGGTTAACGGCTTCGAGGAAGCGGCACTTGTTGCTGCCCGAATCGGTGCCTCCAAAATGGGATTTTATATACCCGGAGAGGATTCTGGCGGCCAATATGAAGGCGACGACCTCGACGGTAGCGGTAATCTCATCGATGAGGTAGAGCCGGGCGTTTTCAGCACGTTGCCACGCGGATATGACGTTAAAGAATTCAAGGCCGATTACCCGAATATTAGCTATGCAGACTTCGTTAGCTCAGTTCTCAAGGGCATAAGCGCAGGACTTGGCGTGTCATATCCATCGCTGTCCGGCGACCTGTCAGGCGTTAACTTTTCGAGTATCCGCACCGCTGTTCTGGAAGACCGGGAGGCGTGGAAAGATATGCAGTCTTGGCTGACCGAGGCTCTGTGTCGGCCGGTGTTCGAGATTTGGCTGCGAGATGCGCTGGCGCGAGGAACCATATCAACCGGCGGCAAGGCAATCGGCCTGTCTCGGTTCGATAAATTCAAGCGCGTGACATTCCAGGCACGACGCTGGGCTTGGGTCGACCCTCTCAAAGACATGAACGCAAACAAAGTGGCGATTGACCATCGCATTCGCTCAACGAGCGACATCATTCGCGAACAAGGTCAAGACCCTGAAGAAGTATTCGCTGAAATAGCCAGGGAACGCGCACAGATGGACGCGCTTGGCATCACCCCAATGGAGGCCGTGCAGCGCGCGGTAGACTTAAATGACATCGATTAAAAGCAAAGCATTATTTCGCGAAATCACGATTGACAAGGTAGACGCAGAGTCCCGTCAAATCGATCTCGCATTTTCCTCTGAACAGCCCGTCGAACGGTTTTTCGGAAACGAAATTCTGGATCATAGCCCTGAAAGTATCAGGCTGGATCGAATGAAAAATGGCGGACCGCTTCTGGTCGGCCACAACCCCGATGACCACGTTGGCGTGGTCGAAGACATCTCTGTTGACGCGAATGCACGTGTTGGACGGGCGACTGTGCGGTTTGGTAAATCGCAACGCGCTTCAGAAATCTTCGACGATGTGAATGATGGCATTCGGAAAGGCGTTTCTGTTGGTTATCGAATACACCAGATGGCTCTGGAGTCTCGAGACGAGGACAGTGGCGTCGAAACATTTAGAGCAAACGACTGGGAGCCTTTTGAAATCAGTTTGGTTTCGATTCCTGCCGATTCTTCTGCGCATGTGGGTGTCATGCGAGCAGAAGTCGAGGAGGAAAGGGACATCGCAGTTAGCTCGCCAAACCAAATTATGGAAAAGGTAGATGAAACCATGAGTTCAGAAATTGAAAAAACAGAACCCACGATTTCGGCTTCCGATGTGCGTGTTGCTGAAGAATCAGCGGCTGATCGTGCAATGAAAGCCGAGCGTGAGCGCGTGTCCGCAATTATGCGGGTCGCCAAGAAACAAGACGCTGTCGAACTAGGCCAGCGATTCGT